AGAAATGGATGACAAGCTTAGAAATGAGCGCAAGTAATGGATATAGCGCAGTTAAATGATTTATTCTTTGAAGCTGCCGAAACTGAGAGAAAGTTGCCTACTGCTTTTAGAAAACAGAAGATGGTGAACTGGCCAGATTATGTTACTGAATGGTCTGCTTATGGTTACAATGCTATGGGCGTAACCAGGTTAAAGGCTACACCAGATCAGATTACTAGATTAGATAAAGCTATAGATTTGGCGTTAACTAAAATGGATGACGAGGATAGACGGCTTGTATGGGCTGTAGCTCATTCGGCTGCATTTAGAGATCGCGGCGCTAAGTGGTCTAAGATAGCTCGGTTGTTAAGCTTACATGATCCAAGAATTGTTAAGCGCAGATATAAAGATGCTTTGGTTAGATTGTATTACAAATTGTAAAAAGTTGCTTACTGCTTTTATAGCTTTGGCTTGTTGTTGGATAGTAGCCAATTCATAAGCACAATAACTGGGCCAGGAATATCTTTCTCACCAGCTTCCCAACGTCTGACTGTCCTATCGGATGCGACTTTCAATAAAGTTGCTAACTGCTTTTGTGAGAAGCCAAGCTTACGCCTAGCTTCTCTAAATTCTGTTTTATTCATTATTCGCCTTGTAAGTTGGTATTTTCTCAACGTCTTGATTTCTTGCTTTTTCAAGCCAATCATTTGTAATGACAATAACAAATTCTTCTTGTGATAAATCCCATAACAAGCGAGTTTCTGGTAAGCTTACAAGCCTATTATAAGACAATACGGCTGATGTTTTGCTTTGGAAAAATAGCATAGTTGATCCTTCATCTATAGAATTTTCAAAACAATTTGAATCATCAATAATTTCAAATCTTTCTGCTTGTTTTCCCCAAAAGCTTTTACACTGTAGATCAACTAAGAAATCTATTTCATTCATATTCAACATTCTAGCTGCTCCACTTCTACAACCATTTCTTCAAGACAAGTATAGTCACCTTCTTCACCATCTTTATAATTTTCCCTTGCTTGTTTTTCGTTTTTAGCGTGAACAAGATAATCTTTTCTTATGTGTTCGCTAACTGTAACTAAATAACTTTTCATTGTAGTTCCTTTCTATAAGTGGACATAAGCGCCCTTGTGTGAGCCTTGTGCAGCTCTCGGTAGGCAGTCGTTAAACTGCCTAACAAGAGTAACACAATTAGTCTAATAGGTTACTTTGATTAGTTTCTAAAATTACAAATGGAAAGTATTTTTGAAAAACTTTTAGTAGATGTTTATAATCTCCACTTGTCATTTCATCACTTATTTTTTTAAAGTCTAGTTTTAAATCTTTTGCAAAGCTACGAGCATAACCAAGCAATACAAAAGCGTTTCCCTCTTGACCATCAAGATCAATAACTTTTTCTGCATATTCATTTTTTTGTCTAATCATTTTACATACTCCTATAGATTAAAATTTCATTGCCTAGTCTAAACTCATTGTAATCCATCTTTAGATCATAGGCGTACTTATCAACATCAATATAATGTTCTAAATGTTTAGGAATATCACCAAGACAACCATCATCAATGAACTCTTGAGCTAGTTCTTTAAAAGTTGTGTCATAATATATCATTATGTCTTGGAAATCGTCTGGCTCAACTTCTTCGTTAAATGGCTCGTTTGTAATGTTATCTTTATATGAAATAATTAACGGCATTTTTTCAAAGTCATCCCATTTATTAACAACCTTGTAAAAAGCTTTTAGATTATAAGAGCCAACTGCATCAAATAAAGCACAGTTAATGGTAGAACCATCTATGAATTGTATTTCATATTCTTCAACTGGTTGACCATAAACATTGCAATTTTTATTATACTTAGTTTCATAATCTTCGAAGCTATCAAAGTAAAAGCCTTGTGCATCTAAGTCATAAGGTTGCGCATATAATGTGACTTGGTTTGGATCTTCTTTTAATTGTGCTTGTGTCATTATATCCACTCCTCTACAGATAAGTTTCTAGCTTTTACTACGTCATTAACTTCTAGTAGTTTGGCAAAGTATATTTTAGATTTATCTATTTTGTTTTCTGCAACCATTTGATTACCAAGGCTTACAAGATCGCTATATAATTGTAATACTTGCTCGTCTGTTGCATGGTTTTCAGATAGATATTCAACTTCAGACCAACAGAAACCATGTGATACGTCATAAAGACCATCTTCACTAGGCTTCGTTTTAGCTAGTTCAAGCCAAGGATTTTCTTCTTGATTATCTAACTTTCTTTTGACTGTGTATTCATAAACTATTAGGTCAAACACTTCTTTGGTCACATAAGGAGATAACCAACCATTCCAAAAGTTGTTCTCTAATATGTAACCGATATAAATATTATCCTCATCAAGTGAGAAATAAACTTGCTTTAATTGATCTTTCATAGTTTTACCTTTCCATAAGTGGGCATGATTGCCCTAGGTCTATAATATATATATGACGTATAACGTCAAGTAATATATTTATTTAATCAATCCTCTTGACTAAATGTCCTTAAAAATGGCATTGTTTCGTTATCATATAGTTATCCTTGCCTAGCAGCTACAGTTTTGGTTGCTAGGCTTTTTTATTAGCAAGGTACAAATGGCCAAAGTTATTAAAATCAGAGTTACAAAGCCACAGATGGAAAAGATTTGTGAGAGAATTGCAGAGGGCGAAAGCTTAACCAGGATTTGCAATAATACAAAGACTTTACCTTCCTGGCGGACTGTTCTTAGATGGGTACAAGAGAATGATGAAGCTCATATTATGTATCGCAAAGCTAGAGCTTTACAATGTGAGGTTATGAGGGATCAGATATTAGACTTAGTTAAGATGGCTTTACCAGATGATCCTAAACTTGCAATGGCAGAAGTACAAAGAAGAAGATTAGAAGCAGATCATATGGATAAGCATATTAGGCAGATGCAACCATTAGGTGTTAGAGATAAGGCAGAGGACAAGCAAGCAACGAATAATGGACAAGTAACGTTGAGTTGGGCGAATGGTAATCTTGAAATAGTATAGGGATATAGGTTTGCTTTCATGTTGTGTTGGCAGTGATCTCGCACACGAGCTTTAAAACTAACAGCTTTCTATATAATTATGTCACTCAATCTCTTGTAACTATTGCAAGCCATACAAATAGTTACGAGTAGCTAACTCGTATGAGGCAGTTTTTAGGCAAACAGCCCCCCCTACAGCCCCCAAATGTGGGCGCACCTTGTTATATCTATATTATACTCCTAGGAGAGTGTCTAACACATGAACATTGAGATTCCGTATTCACCTAGACCACTCCAGGCAAAACTACACAACGAGCTTACAACTAACCGCTGGGGAGTTGTGGTGTGTCACAGACGATTTGGCAAGACTGTGATGGCTATAAACCATTTACTTAGGGATGCTATACTTAATACACAAACGAATCCCAGATACGCTTATATAGCGCCTACTTATAGGCAAGCCAAGGCAGTGGCATGGGATTATCTAAAGCAGTTTGCTGGTAAAGTTCCTATGGTTAGGTTTCACGAAACTGAACTTAGGTGTGATTTACCGAATGGATCTAGGATTCAGCTGCTAGGTGCAGAGAATTATGACAGTTTGCGAGGTATATATCTTGATGGAGCTGTATTGGATGAGATGGCTGATATGCCAGAGAGTTTATTTCCAGAGGTATTAAGACCAGCTTTGTCTGATAGGAAAGGGTGGGCGTTTTTTATTGGAACGCCTAGAGGTCACAATGCTTTTTTTGATTTATATGAAGCAGCACAGAGTAATAAGGATTGGTTTACGCAGGTTTATAAGGCTAGTGAAACTGATATAGTTGATAAAGAAGAATTAGAAGCTGCCAGGTTGATGATGACCGAGGACCAGTTTGAGCAGGAGTTTGAATGTTCCTGGGTTGCTAATGTGCCAGGAGCTATTTTTGGAAAAGAGTTGCAAGTCGCACAAGAAAGTGGGCGCATAGGGAATGTTCCCTATGACCAATCGCACAAAGTAGATACGTGGTGGGATCTGGGTATAGGTGATAGCACCGCCATATGGTTTACTCAGAGTGTTGGTAGGGCGATTCATGTTATAGATTTTTACGAAGCAAGGAATGAAGGGTTGCCGCACTATGCGAAGATACTTACGAATAAAGGCTATTACTATGGAAGTCACAATGCGCCGCACGATATTGAAGTACGAGAGCTTGGCTCTGGCAAGAGCCGCCGTGAGATCTCGTACGATTTGGGTATTAATTTTAGGGTTGTACCAAAGTTGCCTGTTGAAGATGGCATACACGCTGCGCAACTTATTCTCTCTCGTTGCTGGTTTGACCAAGCCAACTGCAAAGCTGGATTAGAGTCACTAAGACAGTATCATAGAGCTTATAATGAAAGATTAAGGACGTTTAGGAATAGTCCAGTACATGACTGGGCAAGCCATGCAGCTGATGCCTGGAGATATTTTGCTGTAGGTGTAAGGGAAAACCGAGGGTTTGAACGACCACCACAAGCAGTAGCAGATAGTAATTATAATCCATTGGGAGTAGCGATTTAATGAGTTTTTTAACGCCAAAAGTTCCTGCGCCACCACCAGTAGAGCCACCACCGCCAGCACCGCCTATGGATGTTGTGCCAGATAGCGTGGTCACATCTGTTGATGAAGTAGAAAATAAACGTAAGCGAGCTAATAGAGTTAGCAGACAATCCACAATTTTGACTGGATCACAAGGTTTGTTAACTGAAGCGCCTATAGAATATAAATCTTTATTGGGATCAAAAAAATAATGGGTAGTGAAACAAGTAGTCCTGGTGGTCAAGATACGATTGACCAGGCAGAAGAAGAAAACATGATGGCTGGAATGACAGATGCACAGAGCCAAGCGCAGATGTCTGAATCTGGTTTATCTATGGGTTTCGGTGATTTTGCTGGTAGTACAGCTTTATCAAATCAACAAAGCGATAGTGTAACTGGCAGTAATGTAACGGATGCTTTAGTGCCAGGTATTGGAACTTTATCTCTAATTAGTTCGATAAGCGCACAGAATTTACAATCTAATTTACAGCGTGGCGCTAATCCAGTTTATGGCCCTGGCGGCAATGTTCAAGGCACAACAAGTCGTGGTTTGTTTGGCGGTACTGTTTATTCTGGTAATCCAGACTTAGATCCAAACAGATCAGCGCCAGACGATAGTAATGATAGCGTGGCTACAAATAGAACTTTAGCTGGTAGACCAGGTGCAGCCGTAAAAGGTGTATCAAACACAACATCCAGAAGAATAACGCCAAGTTCAGCGGTTAGAGGTGCATCACTAGCACCAAAACTTTATGCCATGTCCAGTAGAGGTAAAGGCCGAAATTTTAACACTTCACCACAAGGCATCCTTGGATCTGCACCAGTAAAAAGAAAAACATTGTTAGGAAGTTAACATGACTGAAAAACTAGCACATGAACTTGTTAAAAGGTTTGCTTCATTGGAAAACCAACGAGCAACCTGGGAAACACATTGGCAAGAGATAGGTGACTACGTTACTCCCAGGAAAGCTGATATTAACAAGGTTAGATCACCAGGCGATAAACGATCAGAATTAATATTTGATGGCACTGCTGGTCTTGCCGCTGAGTTACTTGCAGCTAGTTTGCATGGAATGTTAACCAATATGTCAACAAAATGGTTTTCATTACAGTTTCAAAATGATGATCTTAATATGATTGATGAAGCCAGAGAATGGCTTGGGGATGTTGAGAGAGTTATGTATGGCGCTTTTGCCAGGTCAAACTTTAATGAACAGATCCACGAACTTTACCATGATTTAATTACCTTTGGTACAGCGGTTATGTTTGTGGAAGAAGATGACGAGTTCGAATTAGGCTTTTCAACAAGACATATTTCTGAATGTTACGTTACAGAAAACGATAAAGGCAGAGTTGATACTGTTTATCGTAAATTTAAAATGCCATTACGAGCTGCTATTAATAGATTTGGCGCAGATAAAATGTCTGCAAAGATACTTAAAAAGGAAAAAGACAAGCCTTATGAAATGATGACGTTGCTCCATGCAGTCTACACTAGAGATGATAGAGATATTACAAAGGTGGATGCTGGTAATAAGCCAGTCGCATCAGTTTATTTAGATCCAGAAGAAAAGGTTGTTTTATCAGAAGGGGGATTTGACGAGTTTTGTTATTGTGTTCCTAGATTTTTAAAAGCAAGTTTTGAAATTGGTTATGGCCGATCACCAGCTATGACCGCCTTGGCAGATATTAAGATGCTTAATAAAATGTCAGAAGTAACAATTAGGGCCGCCCAAAAACAAGTTGATCCTCCACTTCTTGTTCCAGATGATGGTTTTATACTCCCCATAAGAACTGTACCTGGCGGCCTTAATTTTTATAGATCAGGTACAAGAGATAGATTAGAGCCATTAAATATAGGTGCAAACAATCCTATAGGCTTGGCTATGGAGGAACAACGTAGAAAGGCTATCCAATCGTCTTTCTATGTTGACCAGTTATTGCTTGGTACTGGTCCACAAATGACAGCAACAGAGGTTGTTCAAAGAACTGAAGAAAAGATGAGATTGCTTGGGCCAGTCTTAGGAAGATTACAAGCTGAATTGTTGCAGCCATTAATCACAAGAAGTTATAATATTTTATCAAGAAAAAATTTATTTAAAAATGCACCAGAGATTATACAAGGGCAAAACTTTGATATTGAATATGTATCACCGCTGGCAAAAGCTCAAAGAGCTGGTGACGTACAATCGGCATTACAGTTTATTGAATTAACACAACCATTGGCACAGATTGATCCAGGCGTAGTTGATTATGTTGATACAGATAATTTAATTAAACATTTAATAAATACATTATCAGTACCAGCCAAGGCAGTTCGTGGACAAGATGAAGTGAACGAGATTCGTGAACAGCGCCAAGCACAGCAAGCGCAGCAAGCGCAACTTGACCAAGCACAACAAGTCGCTGAATCTGCTGGATCTGCTGCGCCTATGTTAAAGGCAACACAATGAATCCAGAAGAATTAAGGGCAGCTTATAAATTAATTTTAAATTCTAAAGATGGTGAGAAAGTTCTCGCAGATTTAGAAGCACGCTATCACATTAATGGATCTACTTTTTCTATTGATCCATGCGAAACAGCCTACAGAGAAGGTCAGCGAACTGTAGTGCTATTTTTAAAATCAATGCTGAAAGATCAACCTAAAAGAGAGGATATGGTAGAAACATGAGTGAAGAAACACAGGTAGCGGATGCTCCAGCTGTAGAAGAAGTTGGACAAGCAACGTCTGTTGAGCCAGTACAAAATGATTGGCGCTCAGAAATCCCAGAAGAAATCAGAAGTCATAAATCATTAGAAACAATCCAAGACATTCCTAGTCTAGCTAAGAGTTTTGTAAATGCACAATCAATGATAGGTGCAGACAAAATTGCATTACCGGGCAAACACGCTACGGATGATGACTGGAATATTGTTTATGACAGGTTAGGTAGACCAGCAGAGGCTAAAGATTACAATTTATCTGCATCTATTCCAGAAGGGCAGGCAACAAATACAGAAATGCTTGATTGGTTTTCAAACACAGCACACAAAGCTGGTTTATCACCACGCCAAGCAACCTTAATACTGAATGAATTTAATGAACAAACTAATAATCAGCTGAATACAGACCAAATTAATGTTCAGGCTGAATTAGAAAAGACAACAAACGAACTTAAAAAAGAATACGGACCAGCATTTGAAGATAGAATGACTGTTGGTAATGGCGTTTTAGATCAGTTTGGTAACAAAGGCATTGCGGAAATCCAATTAGCTGATGGCAGACGTTTAGGCGATCATCCAGATGTTATCAAAATGATTGTTAATGTTGGTGAGTTTATTACTAAAAAGGTTGGTGAAGATAGTTTAGAGGGTGTTAAGACCAGCGGTGCTATAGGGCCACAAGAAATAAACAGTAAAATCTCTGAAATGACTGCACAAGATACACCTTATTGGGATGCAAAACATCCTCAGCATACATTTTATGTAGATGAAGTTATGAAATATAGGGAGATGTTAAGTGCTTGAGAAAGAATTTAGATTAGAAGTTTTAAGAATGGTACTGGAAACTGGATCTGGAAGAATTATAGATGATCCAATGGAAAGAGCTAATAAGTATTTAGCTTGGTGTAATGAGGGAGATAAGCCTAATGGCTCTCCAAAAGATAAGCCAACTAAGATAGTCGAGATAAGCAAAGGCTCTCGCAAAACCAAATAACCTTACGTCTGGATTCCCCAGGTAGCGTTTTAATTTTAACTATGAACTACGGAGAACAGTAATGAGTTCACAAATCACTACTGCTTTCGTCAATCAGTTCAGTTCCAACGTACAGTTATTATCGCAGCAAAGAGGTTCTTTGCTCCGTGGTTCTGTATCTGAGGAATCTGTAACTGGTGAGAAAGCCTTTTTTGACCAGGTAGGTGCAACCGCTGCGGTCAAAAGAACATCAAGGCATCAAGATACACAGATCCTTGATACACCTCATTCGAGAAGAATGGTAACAATGGATTCTTATGAGTGGGCCGATCTAATTGATGATGCCGACAAAATAAGAATGTTGATTGATCCTACGTCTACTTATGCTCAAGCAGCTGCTTCAGCAATGGGTAGAGCTATGGATGATGCAATTATTACTGCTGCAACTGGCACATCATCTACTGGATCTAGTGGAAGCACATCAACATCCATGCTTTCTGGCAATATTATTGCTCATGGATCTGCTGATTTAACTATAGCAAAGCTAAT